CGTTTTGGCGCGCTAGAAGAGACAGCATTAGATGCAGCGAGCTATTTTGTTGATTATGCATCCGAACCAAACTCATTGTTTCCTACAATTGATAGGAACATCCAAGTACAGAAGATTGCTCGCATGGCCATTGATGCACACAGTAACAAATATCTACATCAGCAGAAGATCAATGCGTGTAGTATTGTTTCTGATATCTGCACATGGGATACGGTTGCTTTGCAATGGAAGCAGCACTTGTACAACAAACTAAAGCTATATCTTTCAGTCGATGAGTATCGACTGGTTTCTTACATTAACGATAGAGTCCATAAGGTATTTGGTCGTAGGTTCAGCAACCCTGAAGAATGGGGAACACACAAAGCAGAACATGAAACCTTGATCGCAATCATCACCCCATTCTATAATGCAAAAGATTATGTCGTTCGTTGTATTGAATCAGTCGCAGCACAAAACTATAATGCATACACGATGTTCCTTATTGATGATGCCAGCACCGATGGTGGCTTAGAGCTTGCAAAGCAATACGTAGAAACACTACCTGATAAGCTAAAGGGTAAGTTTATCTTTATTAAGAACGCTGAGAACAAAGGTGCTGTATGCAACCAGATAACTAACATAAGAAAGTATGTTAGTGGTCAGACATTAGTCGTGTTGTTAGATGGTGATGATGCTCTCGTAAATAATCCTAATATATTTAATTATTACAATAATTTATTCTATGATAACAAGACAGATTATGCATATGGTAGCTGTTGGTCGGAGGTGGATAATATACCATTGCAAGCTCAATCTTATCCAAGAGAAGTTAGGTTAAATAAAGATTACAGGAATCACAAGTTCAATTGGGGTATGCCATACCCTCACCTAAGAGTGTTTCGATATGATCTCCTCCATAGTATCACTGACGATTCTGTATTTAAAGATGTCAATGGTAATTGGTTTAAGGCAGGTGGTGATAATGCAACATTCTATAATATCATAGAGCAAGCAGATCCGGATAAGATTGCAGTAGTATCAGACATTATGATGTTGTATAATGATAAGAATCCATTGAATGACTATAAAGTTAATAGTGATATACAGAATAAAACGGCGAGCAAGATTACAACCAATCAAATTATAGTTAATCCAGTGAAAGAAAGTGCTGTTGTAATGACGAGAAAGAAAATCCTTATTGGTATTCCTACTGCAAAGAACATTGAGACTCAAACATTTAAATCAATCTATGATCTAATTATACCAGAAGGATATGATACTACCTTTCAATATTTCTATGGTTATAATGTAGATCAGGTTAGAAACTTGATGGCTGATTGGATGGTCAAGGGAGACTTTGATTATATGTTTGCAGTAGACTACGACATATCATTTCCTAGAGATACTCTAGTCAAATTATTAGCTCATGATAAAGATATAGTATCAGGAATGTACATCCAAAGATTTACAGATAGACATGTGCTTGAGATATTTGAAACAAATGAAACAGGTGGGTTTACTCATATCCCATTTGATAGACTTAAAGATCAAGGTTTAGTCAAAGTGGGTGCTTGTGGATTTGGTTGTGTACTAATTAAGAAGAATGTATTTGTAGACATTGGATATCCACAATTTGAATACAAGTCTTCTTTAGACCACAGCAAAACATTCTCAGAAGATCTAGACTTCTGTAGGAAAGCAGCAAATAAAGGTTTTGAAGTTTATGCTGATACTTCTATACTATGTGACCACATTGGATCATATACATATAAAGTTATTCAGTAATTAGGAACTGTGGGTGAGTCTCTAGGAACAGTAGGTGTTGTTCCCAGAAGACTTGTTTCATTCTGTTTAAGCACAGATAAGGTCTCAATAATCCCATTATTATTTTTAACAATTAGTGTTGTTTGGATGGGTGCAGTTCTTGCTAGTGTTATTAAAATGCCACTAACTTTTTCTACAGTTATTTTACCATCACGCATTAACGTGTTACTCCAGGATTAACTGTAACAAATCCCTCTACAATTCTTGACACAATATTGTTGTTTGCTAGTTCGACATCATAAACATATCTATTGTATGATAGACTAGAAGTAGTAGATGCATTCATTGTTAATGATATTAAACCTGTATTACTAGTTATAGCAACATTCATAGTCACATAAGAGTTAGATGTATATGTTCTTCTAATCTGACCATTGCCAGAGTAACCAGTAATATCAAAAGGATTACCATCAACATCAACGAGATATACATTATAGATAAAGTTAGCACCTTGGTCGACTGTTAAGTTAGTTTTAATTGACATCTTCGTTATCTTCTGTTCTACTATCTACTAGTCTCATTGGTGTTTCTGTTTGATGGTTTGCAATTGCTACCATCGTATGTATTGTGGCTTCTGCAGACTTTACCATTTCATTTCTGAAACTTTCTGTTGCAGCAGAACCTTGCCTTACTTGTTGAGTATTATCAATAAGTAACATAGGTAACCATTTTAGTGTACAATCCCATTCATCAATTTCTTGACCTGTCTGAGGATTTGTACCCTTTACTTTAATAAACAAATTACACTTTAATCCAATACAATCTTTTTTAATAAACGGGCAGAATGTTCCACTTTCAATTTGCATAATATAAAATACCTTTCACTTAATCTTTTTGTGCAATAATAACGTCTACATGCTTTACATCTAAGTTAATTGCAGTACCGGTAAATGTGTGAGTGTGTCCATTGCCACCTCCAGTTGGAGTTGCAGTCATGCCTTTTACAATCTGAGTAGAACTATTTAAACGTCTTCCTGATGCACTCATCGAAGGAGGAGTGGCGGCGGTATTATCGTCACCTATACTTCGACTAGTAACTTGTACTGTATGGGTGTGTTCCGGCATCTGGGCAATAGTAAGTGCTGTACTACTAATAGAACCACTAACAGATTGTGAAGTAAAAGCAGTTGTAAAATTTACTGCGCCACCTGTTGTAACAGAACCTGAAACTACTCTAAGAGCAGCATTATTATTAGAAGTATCTTTAGTCCAACCAGTAGGTGCAGCTGTTTGGTTGAAGGTCATTCTAGTACCAGATGGAAACCCTATTTCATCCGGATCTCTCCATATTGGTGATAATGCTGATCCTTTTGAAGTAAGGATGTAACCATCTGTACCAAAATCTATGGTGTTATTTGTTTTTCTAATGCCTAATGAACCAGTTCGATTAATCCTTATCCACGGCTGTTTTGTACTATCTAGTCCAGACCCACTTCCAATATCAATATATCCTCCAGATCCACTTTCACTACCAAAGCCAATATATCCCATTTCAGTAGAATCTACTACCCTTTGAATTATTGATTTAGAAGTAATATGAGATGCACCAGCTCCATTTCTAATAGTCTTAAATCTTATTTTTGTGCCGTTAGCATCGTTTGTCTGAAATTTAGCAATTCTAAGCTCATCACCATCATTGGTACCAAGACTTACTGATTCCACATCTAATTTATGATCGGGAGTTCCTACACCAATACCTATATTACCATTTGCAATAGAAAAGAATCCAGTATCAATGTTAAAAACATTTGTAGAAAGAGTTAATGTTTTTGTTGTAATTGTATTTGATGTTATAGTATTGACATATAAATCATTAGTTCTGACATATTGATTTGTTATGTGAGTGTTGACTGTTAAAGTGCCAATCCTTACAGTATCCCTATTAATGAATGTATTAGATTCATTCATACCAGATCCAATAGAAACAGCATTACTAAAGAATCCTGTAGTGATGTTAGCCTGTAGCACCTGTATCTTTGATGTTGATCCAGTAAACACAATATTAATCGTTGAATTATTACGGTACTTCTAACAGCACAGGTTTTGGTACTGTTGGAGCATATCAAAAAGATACTAAATCTGCAAAACTAACAAATAGAGATCTTTTAGATTATAGTGATCGTGAACGAGTTGTGTTAAGTTACTCTAACAGAGTTGCTATTGGTGGTTTTGGTGCTAATGGATCTTCTACTATTGTTGCTACATTAAGGACCAACAATGATTACGTATCACCTGTTGTTGATATATCAACCAAATCAATGTTGTTAATAGAAAATATTATTAACAATGACTATACAGATGAACATACAAAGAAAGGTAATGCTGTAGCTAAGTATATTTCTAGAAATATTGTTCTTGCTGACGGTCAAGAAGCAGAAGATATTGAAGTATATGTGACTGCTTATAGACCGGTGAACACAGATATCAAAGTATATGTAAAGTTCCACAATGGTACTGATCCTGATCCTTTTGATGAAAAAACTTGGACATTATTAAGCTATAAGGAATCTGGCAATTTGGTCTTTAGTTCTCCTTCTGACCCAACCGACTATAGAGAATATAAATTTGGAGTACCTTCTACTGCACCCGTTGCAACTGCTGCATACTTAAATGCTTCTTCTACTCCAGCAAATATCCTCTCATATACAACTGCCGGAGGTGTTTTATTTGAGAGCTATAAAACATATGGTATAAAGATTGTTATGCTTTCTAACAATCCTGCTCGGACACCTCTTCTTGGAGATGTAAGAGCATTGGCACTACAGGCATAAAATGGATAATTTTATTGATACGGACGGATTTATAAGATTACCTAATAACCCTGGTGCATTAGTTAAAAATAACAAAAGTGCAATAGAAAGTTATAAACTACAAAAGAAAAAATTTGCTGAGTTTAATAAGCAAAAAGAAGAAATAAATACTATTAAAGAAGAGTTAATTGAGATTAAACAACTACTAGTTAAACTATTGGAAAGCAAATAATGACTGTACTCATAGCAAATGTAGATGTGACAACTGACTCTTTTGGTCAGTGGATCACAAAGACAAATCAAATAGCAACAGTCATATCCA